CTAGTTCAGAGTATTCGTCACCAGCATTTACCAACATGGTCTTCTTCAGACCATAGAAGGTAGATGAGTTCATAGACCGTATGCGCTCGATAACGTTGTTACCTGCACCACTGGCTAAAAGCTTATCTTCAATAGCTTTGTATTTAGCATCGTTAGCAATAAATGCACGATCCATATTCTTTACATACTCAGCTTCAGCCATGCTGATGCCAAACGTTGAAAGCTCAGAAGCAAATAGTTCTCCAGCTTTTACTTGATTGTCATAAATTTTCTTTGCGATCTTACCAGAAGCTTCTGCTGCTTTTTGAGAAAAACTAGCTAAGGCATCATATGTTTCCTTAGTTTTTTTGGCTTCTATATTGGCATTATCATTTATAGTCTGAGCGTTTCTAACCATGGCACTGCGGACAGTATCCATGTTTTCGCTTTCTAACTGAAAGACTGAATCTCTTTGAGCGCCTTCAATAGCGTACTTATCTTGTAAAGCACGGATGTATGTTTCAGCGTTATCCCGTTCAATCTGGTGGACTTCTTTCATACGTCGTAACGTAAGATCGCCTTCCTCCAGAATCTTCTTAGAAGTATCGGGTATTTGTATATTTTTAAATCCAGTAGATTGGGCGTACCCTTTGAATTTAGACATTTAGTTTACTTTGTTTTGTATTATGGACCTATTTTTTTCCTAAAGCACCCCATGGAGCACCACTAAGAGTACCCATAGCATTGGCAAATGTAGTCATGGCAGATTGTGTTTGAGGAGCATTTTTAATTGGCTTAGGTGGCTTGACAGGTTTAAGTGGCTCCAGGAATATGGTTGGTGGTAATTCAGGTGGTTTTGGAATCTCAGGTCCAATAGTTGGCTCTAACATTCGATTAGAATTAGCCCTCATATCAGCAACTTGCTTATCAAGATTAATCTTCATTCTTGTAGAATTGCGATTATGAATTGCACTATCCATAGATGCTTTTAATTCACGTAAACCTTGATTATGTTCTTGCTGTTTAAACTTTAAAGTTGTATCAATATCACCGGTTTTCAACACTGCAGAATTTAATTCCGCCATCATACTGTTGTTAATAGCTGTAGAAGCAATTTGAAATTGTTGCTTAGAATCAGCTATATTTTCAACAAGCTGTGCTTGCTGCATACCAGCCATCATCATGGCACTTTGAACGTTCTTACCGGCACTACGTCCAGTACCTCTAGACCTAGCCTTGCCTTCATTTTGAAGCTGCTCAATCATAGTGGACTGGGACTTAAAAGCTAGCTCCTTACGTTTACTTTGATATTGCTGTTCAGCGTCTCTCCTTTTGTTAGCGGCACCACGGATAGTAGTATGTTTATTTAATTCAATTTCAGCCTTTGCAAAAGCTGATGTATCTAATGCTTCATACAAATCTCTTGTAAGACCTTCCTTTGAAAAGTTACTAGCAATCTGTTGTTCTTCAAAGAATTTATTTGCTTCATCGTGCGCAAGCATAGAACTAAAAGCATTAACCTCTATCTGCTGTTCAAAGATGTCTTCAGATCTATTGAAGGCATCTACACGGTTTTTGTATTCATACTCCCTACGTTGATTTTGTGAATCGTATTGCTGTGTAATTTGAGCTTCTTTATAAGCCCTTAAATTTGCATCCTCCTGCTTTTTTACACCTAATATGGTCTGAGCATAATCATACTTACGTACAGTTTGTTCCCAATCAAACTCATAAAGTTTCTTTGCCTGTTTGTATTGAGCCTTAGAAGCTGCTCTAGCTTGACTGTTCGATTGATTAGCACCGAATATACCTAAAATTCCACTGCCGACCGCTAAACCTACTTGAAGTGCTGCCATAATTTAAGTCCTCCTATAAAATCTTGGTGAATAGTTACCTTCCCATACCATTGAAATTAATGATACTGGGAAAGGTGTATCACTATAAAGACGTACAGAAACATTCTCTGATCGTTGATGTATTGGCACAGTAAATACGTTTTGCTCTTCTAGTGGTACATCATCTGCTAAATAATAGTTCGCATCTAGCGTTGGTGTAATATCTGACCACTCCGTTAATCCTTTTGCTTTGATCTTAAATCCGAGGCCACTAGATAAACCAACTGAAAATTTTAAACGAGCAAGAGTTACATTGGCAGTAAAGTCTGAGATTTTACCTTCTGGATCATTATTAAAATATATAGTAGGTAACTGAATATCGTAGTTAAATTTATAACCTACAATTACATCACTTGCATTAGCAGTAAGATCTTTATTAGGTACACTAAAATAATCTCCAGTAGCATCAGTACCACGCTCTGGACTAACAGTAAAACCAGACTCAGTTACACCATTGAAGTTGTTTGTACCACTACCCTTAATAACAAGTACTGGGGTAAGACTGGCAATATCACTGAAGGGTAAATAACACTTAGATGCCTTAGTGGATGAATCATAAGTGACTGACTCAGCTACAGCATACATATCCATGTATGGATTAATCTGCTGACCATCACTATTGACTAGGATTTGATCTTCAGGTGTTTGAGTAAGACTTGCTGTTAACAATATATTTTTACCGTCTTGTTTAACAACGCAGTACATACGATCATTATCAACTACAGCATGTTGTACAGTACCTGGTAAATACCATCTGTACCAAGCTTGTACTAAGGTTTCTTGTCCATTATTGTAAGTACGATAGAACCAAATATAATTAGTTGCTGGTCCATATAAAGCTATAAAGCTATTGGCAGGACTTGTGATAAGGTTCTCTATGGTGTCTGGTACCCACTCAGATATGATTCGACTGACATCAACAACAATAGGGTTCTCTTGTGAGCCACGTGTCTGCATAGCAAAGATGCGAGCGTATCCTGGCGTTTTACTAACAAAAGCCAAATTACTGCCTACATCAACTGGATCAATATCAGGGTCCATTTCATAGTTAGAAATACCACGGATGATTGCTGTAGTAGGTGTAAGCACTTGATCATCAGAAATCATGATGAACTGTTGAGACTTACTGAAAAGAACTAGACCTTGAGCTGTAGGAACAACTGCATGTAAAACAGCCGGCTTAATGCTTGAACAGTTAATGTCAATAGGATCAGCATCAGTCTGTGTTAAAGCTGAGACATGGTAGAAATTAAAAAATTCTCCTGTCTGACTCATAGACACATTGTCAGAGGTTAAAAACCCCAACCTATTGTTATGAAAGAAAGCTTGCTGAATTTTATTATTTAAAAATGAAGGGTGACTATTAGTGGTATCATCACCAACTAAACGTGCTGTATAATTAACAGGCTGGAATATGAAAGTATTTAGTGCGGTATTAACTAACTCATGGGGCATGGTCGTAGCATTAAGACCATTAGACATTCCAAACCCTAGACATTCTTCCCAAAAACCAAGTCCAGATGTTCCTGTTTCTGGTTTAAATTCTGCATAGTAAGTATCACTAACAGAGTCTGAGTTGATAACTTTGACAATACGATTCTGAATAGACTGCTCAGGTAATTTAGTTACGTTAGTGACTTGATTTGAAAATGCCTGCAGCTTTGTAGTATCCTTACCACCACTAGCAGTAACAACAATTGCAGAAGTAGATACCAGTTCAAGGGTTGTGTCTAGCCTAGTAATAGTTAACCCACTAATACTTAAAGCATTTAGACCTGTCTGAAGATCAGTTAATATGTCATCAGCAGATAGAGCTTTGTTAGAGCTTGACGGAGTAAACTCATCAGCATTACGGGTTGTCTCAGTATATGTAGAACTTCCTATAGTTACTGAATACTCAGCACTATATTCAACACCAGTTAATCTGATAGTATGATTGAAACCGGTCGTATATGAAGGGTCTGCATTCTTGGTTACAGTAACGGTAGAGTTAGTAATGATAGAGGTATCTTGTACCGTAAGAACACTATAATTTTTTTTGGTGGTATTTAAATAGCTAGTTGGTGAATAACCAGATATACCATTATTGGCAAAGGTAACACTAGCTTTAATATAGTTACCACTATTATCCGGCAATGCATTCCATATATGAATTGCTGTACCAGCTATGCAGCCAACATAACGTTCATCGTCATCTCGATTAATATAAAACCAGTGAGCATTATCTAGTGCTGTTGCGCTGAAAGCACTACCATCAGTATCTTTAAGTACATCTAAATATTTAAAGCCTGGGCGCTTGACAAGTCCAAAGGTAGGATCAGGATATGCATTCAAGCATTCACGAACTTGTCCAGGTAGTTTCTTTGAATCAGGTTGACGACTTACGCCACCTAAAAAGTTATTGATGCGTTGAGTAACTGCTGCCATTAACGATACAATGCATGGTACGGTTGGTAACTGATATAGGAATTGATACCTCTTGGATGGCCAAAGAAGGTGTAATCACCTTGATTACATTCGTACTCAAGTGCCATAGCTCGGTTATAAGCTTCCTTCTGTCCGAGCATTTGATATTGTGTAGAATCACCTACGATTCTTGAAGACACAATTGTTGCAGCTCTGGCAATAATGTAATCTTGAATAGGTATGGGTAGATCAACCCAATCAAATAACCATTTTACATCACACTTTAATACATCAGTAAATGTATAAGTGTGCTTAACCTTGTCGTACAATTTACCACTACGTCTAATGACATCTAGTTCAAAGTACTCTGGTGCTGGATCAATCTGTAAAACATTATTTGGTATCAGTATTTCGTTATTGGTATCAGGAGTGAACTCATAATCAAGCTCTAGATTAAATGACCATCCTTCGGCCTGGACTTCTTGAGACACCTGAGTGAGGGTGCTATAAGCAATCGCAACGTCCGGGTTGGTTTGATCAAGAGTGGTCACAGGAGCCTGACCACATGATTGCAGTATTTGATTTACAGCTGGTAGCTCTTGTGTAGAGTTAGTGGTCGGAAAAGCCATATAATTAAAAAAAAGGATCCCCGAAGAGATCCTATATAAGGTTGATAAATATCAGAATGCAGAAGGTGCAGTAGCGCCTACATACAGCTCAACAGCTGCAGCAGGGTTCAGGTAATCTGCTCCCATTGCTAAGCGGCCAAGGATAACGTCACCCTGATAAATCACGGAAACGTCATTACTGGTTACTTGGACTTGTGGTCCAATTGCTTCAACACAACCAGCCGCCTCCTTTTGAAAGATCAGGCCAGCAGATACAGCACCGAACTCAGAGCCAGTACCGTAGTCATTGTTGATGCCGGTTTGTGCAGTGGAAGCATCTTCCAGTGCAGGGTTCACGAAATCACCAGTGTTACCAGGATCAGTCTGACCAGTCGTACCGCCGTACTTGGTACCGTAACGGCCAAGGAAGGGGATATTCATGGACTTGTAGATCTTGATACCAGCAATCTCAATGATGCCGTTACCACCTTGAAGAGTAGTACCTTGAGCATCACGATTGACCAGTCCGTTGGAACCAACAGCTTGGATCAATTCATAATATTGTCTAGGGTTCAAGACCCCGACCCTCCCGTCCTGACTAATTCCTTTCTCGTCTAATGCTGCAGCAGCATCATAGAAAGCAGCAATCAAGCCAGCAGAAGCAAATGCATCAGATTCATTGGTGGTTGTACCAACACGGATCTGAGTACCACCGGGTTCAACAAAGTTGGACTTAGTGATAGGTGATGCCTGACGTGCTCCACGTGCAATAGCACGGAAGATCAAGCGGTCATACTTTTCTGCAAGTGCATATCCGATCTTACGTGACACCTCCGAGCGCAAATCGTAATGCGCAAGTGTTTCATCAAGATCGTACAAAAATGCACTGGAGATAAGAAGATCATCAATGGTGATTGTCTTCTCGGCTACTGGAGGTGCACCATCGGTGTTACCTAGGATTGCATTTCCAGGAGTATGATACTCAGCCGTTGTACGACCGGTATAGATGAACTGCAATGACTTGCCGTTCTTAAGTGTACGCTTCATCACCAAATCACGAGCGATCGCGTTTTGCTGGAAGCCTTTGAACATCTCACCTGAAAACAGTTTGAGATACAAAGCACGGGCATCACCCGTACTATTTGACTGGCCAGGCCTTGTTAGGTTAGTGACCAGTGTAGAATTTTGTTGTGCCATTTAAGGAGTAAGTAAGTATTTTCAAACTCCAAGATCTTGGATTAATTATTTATGTGGTCTTTCCCACCGTCTAGACGGCAAAGGGTATCCTCGTAAGGGCCGATGCCAATAGTGATGAGGGGAATTGCACCCCTCTGTAAGATCTATCTCACTTGGTGTACGTGACACCGCGATAGCAATAAGTCTTGCCTTGCACAGTAACCTCCTAAGAAGTCCAAAAGCCCCGTTCCATGCTTATGGTGTCATGCGTCCATTGATTTATTGAATGATACTTCTAACATCATTTTGTCTAGATCAGATTTTAATCTCATGAAAGCTTCTTGTTCTGATGGATCACCACCAGGCCAAGTCTGTAAATATTTAGATACCGCTTTATGGATTAAAATAATCCAGGCATCATTGACTGCTATTTCGTAGTATTCCATAAATCAATAGATGAACGGACGTGTGCAAGATTGGCTCTGAGTTTTTCCAGTCTCAGATCCGTAACCTTCCTTGGGAGTTTACAAGGAAAAATCAGATATTATCTAGCCTCTGAGGGGGCTAATGTTAGCCATACTTTTTCATTAGAAGTTATATTTAAGACCAGCCTTTGTGCCATAGCTAGCAGTCTCACCAGTCAAGAATGAGACCTCTCCATAAACAGAAAGCTCATCACTGATTCCATAAGAACCTCCTGCTTTGCCGGACAGTTCTACGTCTCCGTCTTCACCATCTGGTGCCAGTAGCGCAGGCCCACCCTGCACGTACCAGTTAGCACCTTCGTAACCAACGTGTACATCAGTTGCAGATCCAGTGAAATCAGATCCATAATAACCGGAGTTCATTTCTACGTTTGCGTAAGGACCAGCAAGTACAGGGGAAGCAGCAAAAATAGCTGCAGGAATAAGAGTAAGAATTTTCATTAGTTTAAATAGTAAGTAGTTTAAAAATTAATATCAGAACGATCTAGTTTGCTTAAAAGATCATTGCGGTATGCAGGATCGCTTTCGTAGCGTGGGTCACTCATTGCAGTAACGAGTTCAGCTTGGCTACGGAAAACTTCAGAGTTATTAGAGGATGCTTTTCCAGTCAACATTTGACCATCAGTACCTACAGTTTCATTGAACCTGTAACGCAAAGCTTGCGCGGCAAAGAAAGCAGAGGCAGGGTCACCCCGATCCATAACAGAGTCGTACATTTCGATCTCTTGATCAGAGAGATTCTCTTTTGCCCAACCCATTATTGCGGCGTATTCATTAGACCCTCCAACTGATTCATGAATAGAAGAAATATCATCGTCTGAAAGCTCACTTGAAGTAGACTGTTGTTCGGCATTATTCCGATACTCAAGGTACATATTTGCAAGATCAGTACTGTCCATATCAGAAAGAGTTTCCAAAGTTTCGTCTGTGAAACTATCTGAGCTTGCTTCATCCCAAAGAGCATCTAGAAATCCAATATCAGATTCAGTAGATTCTTCTTCATTCTCTACTGTAGCTTCTTCAGGATCATTATTAGCTGATCCTAGTTTAGATTGTAATTCTAGATAAGCTTGTTCTAAAGCTTCTTGATTTTGAAACTTACCAGCTAGCAGAGACTCTTGCTCTGCCATCATTTGCTCGCCTACCTGCAAAGATTCTTGTTCTTCTGCATTAAGTTCGCCAGGTGCTGAGTCAGCTCCATCATATGTAAGTGTAGTCATTTAATAATTATTGTGGTGGTTGCTGCTCTTGTGCATTCATTTGTGCTTCTGCAGCTTTTTGTTCAACAGCACTGATTTGTCCAGCCTGTTTAGTAAGTTCCATGCCTTGCTCTTGCTGCATCTGTTGCTGCATTTCCTGCTGCATCTGTTCCTGTGTCTTAACAAGATTAAGGACATCAATACCTTGAGAAGCAGCTAGACGCTTAATAACTTCTTCTGGATTGATGTAACGTGTAAGAGCTTCAGGTCCAATAGTCTGTGCAATAGTTGTCATAAACTGACCTAGACTTTCTCTGTCTTGGCCGCGACCTAATGCATTAATACCAGCAACAATGGTAGGTTTGACAATCCCCTTAGGAATCTTTGGAATCTCACCAGTGCGTTGGAAGACAGCAAGCTTACGATTAAGATAAGGTACTAAGAAGTCAACAGTAAGTAATGAAAATAATCCACCTAACTGCTGTTCTAGTTCCATCTGTGTCATCCGTACTTCTTCAGCTGTTGTTCGTTCTGACTGACGTACTGAAAGAATTAGAAATGCCTCAGATATACGACGTTCAAGTGTTTGAGCCATCTGAAATGCCGTAGCAAAGTCAGCTGTCTTACCAACTTGCACAACTCCGATATCATCAGGCCTACCCTGAATGATTGCGCCATTGCCGGCAGCTGCCAGCG